CTACCGAATACCCCCGGAGGGATATTTTCGAGGGGTCTGCGGCCGCATCGGCAATCCGTGTTTTGTTCCTTTCACGCGGGTGTTCTCCAGGTCTGTCGGTGCGGCCACAAACCCCTCGAAAACCTTCCGAGAAAGGAGCGCATCATGCCCATGACGCCTCCATCCTCGGACGAGGCCTATGAGAACAAGCTGATCTCCCTGGCAATGGGCGAGGCGCAGAAGCTCATGGAGTCCGGAGAGGCTCCACCGGGCGTTATTCTGCACTTCGTGCGGTTGGGATCCGAGCGTTCCAAGCTCGAGATGGAGAAGATCAAGGCCGAGAACGAGATGCTGAAGGCCAAGGCCAAGGTCCTCGAGGCCCAGGCCAGGACCGACGAGCTATTCGAGGAGGCTCTGAAGGCCTTCGCCGGCTACAGGAGCACGGCGAGCACAGATGATTAGGACCTACAGCGAACTGTCCCGCCTCAGGACCTACGAGGAGCGGTTCGACTACCTGAAACTCCTCGGAACGCCCGGGCGCGAGACCTTCGGCTTTGCCCGCCGCGTGAACCAGGCGTTCTACCAGTCCAAGGAGTGGAAGAAGGCTCGTCGCCTCGTCATAGCCCGCGACCTCGGGTTCGACATGGGCTTCGAGGGCTATCCGGCCGGTCCGGGCGCCATCGTCCACCACATGAACCCCCTCATCGAGGAGGATATTCTGTCGGGCGATCCCGCGATCCTCGATCCGGAGTTCCTGATCACCGTATCGCACAATACCCACAATGCGATCCACTACGGGTCGTTCGATCTACTCCCCCAGACGCTCGTCGAGCGCGCTCCGGGGGACACCACGCCTTGGAGGTGACATGAGCTCGATCCTCAGAGACGTGAAGCACACTCTCGGCGTCGATCCGGAGGATCGGACGTTCGACACCGAGTTGTGCCTCCACATCAACGCGGCTCTGGCCATCGTCCAGCAGATCGGGCTACCCGTCGAGCCTCGTGTGGTCGACGACTCGCTCGAGTGGGAGAACCTGTACATCGGAACCCACCTGGACAACATCCGCGAGATAGTGTCGCTGCACTGCCGATTGACGTTCGACCCGTCTCAGTACTCCTTCGTCACCTCGGCCCTCGAGAAGATCCTCGAGGAGGCGAAGGTGCGTCTGTCATATTCTCTGGAGGTCCAATGACCGGCACTATCGCCCACTTCGGCGTCAAGGGCATGAAGTGGGGCGTCCGCAAGGCCACGACACGGGGCTCGACCCCACCGTCCAAGCGCAAGCCGAAGGCCGAGGGGGAGGGAACCGCGTCGGAGCATCGCCAGAGCATGGGGATGCACGCGATGAGCGACACCGAGCTCCGGAACGCCATCAACCGCATCAAGCTCCAGCGCGAGTACGCCCAGCTCACGGCGCCTCCGCCCAAGGAGAAGAGCCGTGGGCGTCAAGTCGTCGAGAACATCGTCTACGGCTCCGCCGAGGCCGCCGGGAAGAAGGTTCTCACAGGGGCTCTCACGAATGTGCTCAACAACGTACTCCCCCCGGCTCTTCGGGAGGCTCCCAAGAAGTCCAAGACCGATGAGGTCGCCGAGAAGGTCCTCAAGGGGCTCAAGGGCGATCAGAAGAAGGGCGGGGGAGGAGGCGAGCCCAAGAAACCTTCCGGAGGAGACGAACCCAAGAAGCCTTCCGGAGGCGGCGACAAGCCCAATCCTCGCGGTAAACCGTCTTCTTTCGGCCCCTGGAAAGGCGATTACTCTCGACCTCATGAGGAATGGCCCCCCAGACCTCGCCCCAAGCCCTCTGGAAGCGTCCCGCCGCCCCCTATGGGCGGTGCTTCCGGACGGTCCTCGCGCGGCGGCTTCAAGAGCCCGTTCCGGCGTAAGAAGTCCGGATCGGCCGAGGCGCCCTCCGTGACCGTCCCGGATGCAACTGTGAAGAGCAAGTCGTCCGGCGAATCCGCATCGCGTCCGCCGGTCGCCGCCCTTCCGCGCAAGCCGATCGCCACTCAAGGGCGTCCCGGGCATTCCGGCTCGGGTCAGTCCTACGACAACGACTCGTCGAACACCGACCGCAAGGGCCGTGGCGCCGAGCAGGGTCGCCCGGGCTCCACCGGGAAGCGCAAGAAGCGCCGGTTCGGGTTCGGTCACGAGGGTCTGGACGGCATCGTCGTCGATATTCTGGGAGAGATCGACTGATGCTCTCCAACACGGCCGTACCGCGCTACTACGCCGAGTTCCGGAACAAGGTCCTCCGCGGGGAGATACCGGTATGCCGTGAGATCTCGATGGAGATGAACCGCATCGACGCCCTGGTCGCCGACCGTAACATCTGGTACGACGACGAGGCCGTGGAGGGCTGGATCCGCTACTGCGAGGCCGAGTTGACGCTCACCGACGGTGAGCCGCTGGTCCTGCTCGACTCGTTCAAGCTGTGGGGCGAGCAGGTCTTCGGCTGGTACTACTACACCACCCGGTCCGTTTACGTCAAGGACGGCGACGGACCGGGTGGGCACTTCGAGCAGCGCCGCGTCCTCAAGCGCCTGATCGACAAGCAGTACCTCATCGTCGCACGAGGCGCCGCGAAGAGCATGTACGCGTCGGTGATCCAGAACTACTTCCTGAACATCGACACGTCCACCACCCATCAGATCACGACCGCCCCGACGATGAAGCTCGCGGAGGAGGTCATGTCCCCGATCGCCACGGCGATCACTCGCGCTCGCGGCCCCCTGTACAAGTTCCTCACCGCCGGTTCGATCATGGCGACCTCGGGAAGGCCCGCGGACAGGAAGCTCCTCTCCCCCACCAAGAAGGGGATCCAGAACTTCCTGACCAACAGCATCCTCGAGATCCGTCCCATGACCATCGACAAGCTCCAGTCGCTCAGGCCCAAGGTCTGCACTGTGGACGAGTGGCTCTCGGGCGACACTCGCGAGGACGTGGTCGAGGCGCTCGAGCAGGGGGCTTCCAAGGTCGAGGGCTGGCTCATCGTGGCCGCTTCGTCCGAGGGGACGGTCCGGAACGGCGTCGGCGACACCAAGAAGATGGAGCTGATGCGCATCCTGCGCGGTGAGGAGGAAGATCCCCACACCTCCATATTCTACTACCGCCTGGACGACATCAAGGAGGTCCCGGACCCGGCGACCTGGATGAAGGCGAACCCGAACATCGGGATCACCGTCTCCTACGAGACCTACGAGCGCGCCGTCGCCAGGGCCGAGGCCAATCCGGCGCTGCGGAACGATATTCTCGCGAAGAGGTTCGGCATCCCCATGGAGGGGTACACCTATTACTTCACGTACGAGGAGACGCTCCCACACCGCCGCAAGGAGTACTGGAGAATGCAGTGCGCTATGGGCGTCGACCTCTCGCAGGGCGACGACTTCTGCGCATTCACGTTCCTGTTCCCCAACAAGAACGGGACGTTCGGCGTGAAGACGCACTGCTACATATCCTCGAGGACGCTGTCGCTTCTTCCGGCCGCCATGCGGCTGAAGTACGACACATTCATCGAGGAGGGGGGACTACAGGTCCTCGAGGGCGCCGTCCTCGACATGATGGACGTCTACGAGGACCTCTGGAAGTTCATCGAGGAGAACGAGTACGACGTCGTGTCCGTCGGGTACGACCCGTACAACGCCAAGGACTTCATCAAGCGCTGGGAGACTGAGAACGGTCCTTACGGGATCGAGAAGGTCATCCAGGGTGCCAGGACGGAGTCCGTACCACTCGGGGAGATCAAGATCCTCGCCACCGACCGACGGCTCCTGTTCGACCAGGACCTGTTCGGTTGGGCGATGGGGAACTGCATCACGCTCGAGGACACGAACGGCAACCGGAAGCTGTACAAGAAACGACGGGACCAGAAGATCGACGCCGTGGCGGCGCTCATGGACGCCTACGTGGCGTACAAGAGCCATCGCGAGCTGTTCGAGTGAAGGAGGCTCATGGCCATCTCTGACCGTATCAGGCGGGCCTGGTCCGCCTTCAAACTGGAGGGTCGGACTCCCGACGACGTCGGCGGATCCGTCTCTCAGGGATCTTCGCGGTTCTTCTGGCCCAGCGCGGTCTCGAAGGACTCGATCGTCGCGAAGCTGTACAACCAGATCGCGTTGGATGTGGCGAGCGTCGCGTTCAAGCACGTCAAGGTGAACGAGTCCGGGTCGTACGTCAGCGACAAGACGTCCCGCCTCGCCGAGAGGCTTTCGCTTTACGCGAACATCGACCAGACATGGGACCGCCTGGTGCAGGAACTCGTCTGGACCATGTTCGAGGAGGGCTCCGCAGCGATTGTCGCCGTGGACACCTCGGCCGACCCGACGACCACCGACTCGTACGAGGTGGATTCCCTTCGAGTCGGGAGGATCACGCAGTGGTTCCCCCGGCACGTGGAGCTCGACATCTACGACGACCGATCGGGAGATCGGAAGCGGATCATCCTTCCGAAGGAGGTTGTGGCGATCGTCAACAACCCCTTGTACGAGGTGATGAACCGGCCGAACTCGGATCTCCAGCGTCTCATCAACAAGCTGGCGATCCTGGACGCGATCGACAAGCAGTCCGGTTCGGGCAAGCTCGACGTCCTGATCCAGCTCCCGTACGTCGTGAACTCCGAGATGCGCTCCAAGCGCGCTAAGCTCCGTCAGCAGGAGCTCGAGCAGCAGATGGAGAACAGCAAGTACGGGTTCGCGTTCTTCGACCAGGGCGGCCAGGTCATCCAGCTGAACCGCGCGTCGACGAACAACCTGATGGACCAGGTGACCTGGCTCACCAATCAGGTCTACTCGTCGCTCGGCGTCGGCGAGGAGGTGTTCATGGGCAAGGCCACGGAGCTCCAGATGCTCACGTACTACAACCGGACCGTGAACCCCATCCTCGACGAGATCGTTAAGGCGATGACCGGGACGTTCCTCGGCAGGACCGCTCGTTCCCAGGGGCAGCGAATCGCCTGGTTCCGTGACCCGTTCAGACTCGTCCCCATGGGGCAGTTGGGCGATCTCGCTCAGGCGTTCACCTCCGCCGAGATCATGTCCTCGAACGAGGTTCGCGACAAGCTCGGGCTGGTCATGTCCGACGATCCGCGCGCTGACGAGCTCGTCAACGCTAACATCAACAACCAGACGTCGGCGGCCAGACCCTCCGTGGCCCGGCCCTACGCCGACCCGAGAGAGGAGTCATAATGGGAGGTAAGCGGAAGCCCGACGTCTCCGGGTGGGCGACGAGGTACAACGTCACCTGCGCGGACGGCCTCACTCTGGCCCCCGGCGCCTTCGCACGAAACGATGGCGGCCAGGTGCCCGTCGTCTTCCAGCACAACCATCAGTCGATCAGCAACGTCCTCGGCCACGCCCTCGTCAAGGACATGCCCGAGGGGGTGCGCGCCGACATCTTCTTCGACGACACCCCCGAGGGGCGGTCCGCCCACACCAAGGTGGAGCACGGTACGCTCAACAGTCTGTCCGTCTTCGCCACCGGTGTTGAGAAGAACGGCACGGTCGTCACTCACGCCGATCTCGCCGAGATCTCGCTCGTCCTCAAGGGGGCCAACCCAGAGGCGAAGATTGACGAGATGTACATCCAGCACAGCTATGGGGATCTCGAGGACGCGGAGGCCTTCGTGGCCGTCTTCGGGGACACCCTGTCGCACGCCGATGACGGCGGTTCGGACTCCTCCGATGATGGAGATTCCGAAGAGGACGACGAGGAGACGGTGGAGGACATCTGGAACGACTTCTCCGACAAGCAGAAGGAGGCCGTCGGCGTCATCGTCGAGGCCGCCCTCAAGAAGGCCGGAGAGGACGACTCCGACGACAACGATAAGAAGGAGGAAGACGTGTCGCACAACGTCTTCGAGGGGGGCACCGCCACCCTCAAGAGCGACGTCGACATCGACGCCGCGAGGGAGGCCATCGGGCACGACATCCTGTCCATGGGCTCGTTCCAGAAGGCCTATCTGGCGCACGCCGAGACCTATGGTCTGAGGTCGCCCGAGGTGCTCTTCCCGGAGGCTCAGGTCACCGGCGAGATCAAGCAGCTCGACCGCGATCAGACCTGGGTCACTCAGCTGCTCAATGGTATCCGGAAGCTGCCCTACGCCCGCTTCAAGACCCGTTACGCCGATCTCACCGCTGACGAGCTTCGAGCTCGGGGTTACATCACGGGATCCCGTAAGCTGGACATCGTCACTGAGCTGAACCAGCGCGAGACCGGCCCGCACACCGTCTACGTCAAGACCCGTCTGGACAGGGACACCGAGATCGACCTCTCGACCGTTCAGAACTTCCAGGTCTGGACCTATCTGTGGGCTCTGCTCCGCCGGAAGATGAACGAGGAGCTCGCGCGCGCCATGCTCCTCGGCGACGGCCGCGCGGCCACCTCTCCGGACAAGATCCCGGAGACCCGGATCCGCCCGATCGTCTCGGATGACGACTGGTACACCCGCCGCTTCAAGATGAGCGACGCCAGCCTCAAGCTGGAGGACTCGTCGGCGGTGGAGGAGGTGTCCCTGATCATGGACGCCTACCTCGGCGACAACATGCCGTACTTCTACGGCGCCTCTCAGACCATCGCGCGCATGCTCCACGCCAAGGACAAGAACGGCCGTCCGCTGTACTCGTCCAAGGCCGAGCTGGCGGACAAGATGGGTCTGTCCGGCTTCGTCACCGTGCCGTACTTGCGCAACGCCAAGACCACCACCGAGGCCGGTACGCGCGACATCTTCGGCGTCATCTTCCACCCGTCCGACTACTGGAGCGGCACCGACAACGGCGGACAGCTGACCCAGTTCGAGGCCTTCGACATCGACGTGAACCAGAAGAAGGCCCTTCTGGAGACCCGTCTGTCCGGCGGCCTGAGCGCTCCGGGGACCGCGATCCTCCTGACCGGCGCTCCCGCTCCGCTCACCGGTGTCATGGTGGCCGACCCGAAGAAGTCCTCCGACCCGCAGTTGCCCATCCTCAAGTAGGATGCGCTACCACGGCGAGATCGGCTTCGCCGAAACACGTGAGACGTCCCCCGGTATCTGGAAGGAGATCATCACTCCTCGACGGTACCGGGGGACGGTCACGACCGCGTCCCGCAGGTTCAGGGACACGGAGACGGTCAACGGCGTCCTCAAGACGAACACGGTCATCTCGATCGTCGGGGACGCCTACGCCTTCGAGCACCTGTTCGCCATGCGGTGGTGCCAGTGGGCCGGGGCGCTTTGGACGATCTCCTACGCCGACTTCAAGCGCCCGCGGATCGTGCTCACCCTCGGCGAGCTCTACAACGTTCAAAATGGGAGGTGAGACGTGTCCGCCGAAGAGAGGCGCCTCGAACTGCATCGTCTGCTGGTGTCGATCCTCGGAAGCGAGAACGTCTATCACCAGCCCCCCGAGAATCTGGCTCTGCGGTTTCCGGCCATCATCTACGAGCGGATCGACTACGACGTGCAGTACGCCGACGACCGTCCGTACGTCTCCACCAGGGAGTGGCAGGTGTCGGTCGTATCCCAGGAACCGTCGAACCCCGTCGTGGACCGCCTCATGGAGCTGCCCATGGCGAACTTCAAGACGCGCTACATCGTCGACCGACTCCAGCACGATGTGGTCACGATCTACTACTAGGAGGTAACCATGCCCGCTCTCAAGTGGGACGAGTCCGGAAAGCGATACGGCGAGACCGGCACCAAGCAGGGCGTCATCTACCGCAAGGACGCCAGCGGCAAGTACAAGAACGCGGCCGCCTGGGACGGTCTCACCGGCGTCTCCACCGAGCCCGAGGGCGGGGAGGCGAACGACAACTACGCCGACGACCAGAAGTATCTCACGCTGATGTCGGCCGAGAACTTCAAGGGCACCATCAAGGCGTTCCAGTTCCCGCCGGAGTTCGCGGAGTGCGACGGAACGGCGCTGTTCGACGAGACTCTCAAGGGCTCATTCGTCACCGGCCAGGACCGCATCCCGTTCGGCTTCTCGTGGGTCACCACGATCGTCAACGACGACAAGGGCACCGCGTTCGGCTATCGCGTGCACCTGGCGTACGGCTGCCTGGCCAGCCCGTCGTCTCAGGAGAACGCCACCATCAACGACTCGCCCTCCCTCAAGGAGTTCAGCTGGTCGTTCAGCGGCACTCCGGTGCCCGTGCCGGGTAAGAAGGCCTCTTCGTACCTGTACTTCGACTCCCGGTACGAGAACCCGAAGGTCCTGAAGAAGCTGCTCGAGATCCTGCACGGGACCGACTCGACTCCCGCCGAGCTGCCCCTCCCCGCCGAGCTGCTGCCGGTCCTCAAGGCCGCGGCTCAGTAGAAAGACCACCAGGGAATGCTCCGGCTGATACTGCCCGCCGAGGAGGGATGGGACTCTTCGGCGGAGACCTTCATTGACCTGCCCGAGGTCGAGCTGTCGCTGGAGCATTCCCTGGTCTCACTGTCAAAATGGGAGTCGATCTGGCACGAGCACTTCCTGGGCAGGGACGGGCTTCCGCCCGAGAAGATCATCTCCTACGTGAGATGCATGTCCGAGACCCCCATCGACGACGTCACGCTGGCCCGATTCAGGAAGGCCGACTTCGACGCCATCGCCGCATACATCAAGGAGGAGCGCTCCGCCACGACCATCACGGATCGGCGGCAGAACACCGGCTCGACTCAGTTCGTCACGTCGGAACTCATCTACGGCTGGATGGTCGGGTGTCAGATCCCGTTCCAGCCGGCGGAGACGTGGCATCTGAGTCGGCTCCTCAAACTCATCAGGGTCTGCCAGATCCAGCAGGACCCGAAACCCAGCAAGATGAACCAGAACGACTGGATCGCGGAGCGGAACCGTCTCAACGCCCAGCGCCGCGCCGCAAGGAGAAACCATGGCTAAGATCAAGGGCAGTCTCGAGGCGGCCAACACCGCTCTGGTGCTGACGCCACTCGCCGACGAGCCCCACAAGACGGGGGCCGAGCGCTGGCTCATCCCCCCGCGAACACATGTCGACTTCACGCTGCCCGACGGGTTCTACAACGTCGAGTCCGTCGGCGGCCAGTTCGATCTCGAGCTCCGCAAGATCGTCGGCGAGATCGCTCCCGATGATCTGGTCGGCGAGGGCACCGGCGGCGGAGGTCCCGCGGGACCCGGTTCGTTCCTCAAACTCCGGGTCGGCGATCCGGTTCCGGCGGGCACTCCGTCCGGTACACTGATCGTCCGGGTGGCATGAGCGCCAAGATCCGGGGTATCGCCCACGCCAGCGCCGCGAACGGGACGGGGACTCCGCTGACCGTCGTGTCGCAGACGGGCGATACCGCCGTTCTCATCGCCTCGGCTCAGCTCGCGGCCCCCGCGTCCCTGTACAAGGCCCCCGACGGTTGGGAGGGAACCGCGGCGTCCCCGATTCCGGGGTCGAACCGGTCCGGCTACATCGCTCATCGCGAGGTTACGGACCCGTCGCAGACGGCGGGCATCGCCTGGTGGAACGTCGACACGGGCTGGACCGCCCGGCAGAACGCCGTAATGGTCGTGTTCGAGGGGCCTCTCGAGATCACGCCCACGGCGTGGCAGGTTCCGCTCCCGACCATCGGCGAGGACACGTACATCGCGTCGCAGTCGCACGGCCCCATGTCCAACAAGGCCATGGAGTGGACCGTCACCGGCGATATTCTGTACGACGGCCTGGACACCGTGTCGACGGCTCGTTCGTGGTCCTCGATTCGCCTCGGAGTCACTTCCGCGCCCCCCGGGAACATGGGGGCCGGGCAGACTCCGGCCGCATGGTGCTCGTTCACCGCCAAGGTCGCTTTCACGCCGACGCCCGGCATGTCGTGGTATCAGAACGGGGTCGAGGTTCCTGCGCGCGTCTCCGTCTACGAGAACGACAACGAGGTCCCGGCTGTTCGCGTCGGTGTCATGCCCCGTGGAGCGGATTCCGTCGAGGCCCTGCTCAGGACTCCGAACTTCGTGGTCGCCCATCGCGGCGGTTCCCTCGGATGGAACGAGAGCACGCAGCAGGCGTACACGGATTCCATGGCGTACGCCGTCGACGCCGTCGAGATCTCCTGCGCAAGGACGTCCGACGGAGTCTGGTTCGCCAACCACGACAACAACCTCAAGTCCATCGGCGGCCCGGACAAGAGCACCTCGCTGATGACGTGGGCGGAGGTCCAGGAGGCGATGGCGGCCCTCCCGGACAAGATGCCGTGCCGCCTCGACTGGCTGCTCGAGACGTACGGCAAGAGCACCGTGATCGTCTTCGACCCGAAGAACAATCACCATCTCCGCTCCGAGTTCTTCGAGATCCTCGACCCGTACAAGGGGCGGATCATCGTCAAGTTCTTCGGGGACAACACGACGCTGTTCGACGCGGCTCGCGAACGGGGGTTCGCGGCGTGGGGCTACGCCTACGAGTCTAGCAAGACGTCTCCGTGGTGGAAAGCGTTCGCCGCCGGTGAGCACCTCGATGTGCTGTCCGTCACGTGGAACGCGACCAAGGAGACCTACGACGAGTTGAAGAAGGCCGGGAAGCCCATCGTGTCGCACATCACCGGGTGGAGCAACCAGGTCGACCACGCGGCCGCACTCGGCGCCACGGGGACCATCGCCTCCGGCGTCAAGAACATCAAGACCATCCAGGTATAGGAGGACCGATGGCCACCACAGTCAATTACGGGAACAAGTTCAAGGGCGACATCGTCATCCGTCCGGCGATCGTCTCGAAGGAGGACCTTCTCAAGCCCGGCCTCGTCCTCAACAAGACGACGCCGCAGGTTCAGCTCGAGGCCGGTATTCACCTGTTCGAGTTCCTCGACACCAGCATTCCCCCGCAGGCAAAGACCATCAGCGGGACCGGGACGATCAGCGTCGAGACCGTCATCCCCTGAGTTCAAAATAGGAGGTAATCATGTCAGACCCTGTTGACCGACAGGAGACGACTCTCACCCCGTCCAAGAAGGACCCCTTCGAGGATCGGGCGGACGACATCTCTCAGACTCCGGAGGTTCTCAAGTGAGCGGTCCCGCAGACGTTCTCTATCACGCCGCCAAGCGCATCGGTTATTACGCCCCCGACGACCCTGAACCGGGATCTGAGGCGGGTCGGTACTGGGCGGCCAAGACCGGGCAGGCGTGGCTCGCCGGTCCGAGCACCTCGATCTGGTGGTGCATGCTCTTCGTCAGCATGTGCTTCGACGAGGCGGGTCTGATCGACGCCATTGGCGGGTTCTCGTACAACACCGACGTCACGCTCTCGCACATCCGGGCGCATCCGGATGCGTACTTCGTGTCCATCGCGGACGCGGAGCCGGGCGATGTCGTCATCTTCGATTGGGATCCCGACACCGCTGCGACCGACCATGTCGGCATCGTCGAGGCGAATCTCGGCGGGGGCGTTCTTCAGACGATCGAGGGCAACACCTCTTCCGGCGCCTACGGATCTCAGTCCGCGGGCAATGGCGTCTGGCGGAGGCAGCGGTCCTACGGGATCGCCTACGTCATCCGACCGGCATGGGACAGCGCGGGCTCGTCTCCCGAGCCCGAGACCAAGCCGTCTTGGTGGACCGACGAGGACGGCGTCTGGGGAGCTCAGACGGGCGGTCGCTTCCGCCGCGTCATGGGCCTCACCAACCAGGCGTCGTGGGAGGAGGCCTGCAAGCGGTTCCAGACGTTCCTCAACTGGGCGCTCGACGCCTACGAGATCAACAAACTCACCGGCGCCTACATGCTCGAGGCCGACGGCGTCGACGGCGAGAAGACCTGGAAGTGCTTCCAACACTTCTGGAACATGTCCGACATCCCCGGTGACGACAGCCTCCTCGAGGAGGACGGCATCCTGGGCGTCGACACCGTCACCAAGGTTCAGAAGACCCTGAACAACTCCTGGCACGGATCGGGCGGCCTGGCCAAGGCCGTCTGACTTCAAAATGGGAGGCATCACGCTCGAGGCGAGCGGCAACTACTCTCAGACCACGACCTGGCTGCAACGGATCGGCCGCATGTCGATCGAGCAGCAGCTCAGACGCTATGGTCTGAAGGGAGTCAAGGCGCTCGCCTCGAGCACTCCTGTCGGGACCGGGAAGACGGCCTCGTCCTGGTCCTACACCGTGTCCCAGAAGGGTGACAACTGGGTCCTCTCCTGGAACAACAGCAACATCGTTCGCGGAACTCCGATCGCCATCATCCTCCAGTACGGTCACGTCACCGGAACAGGGGGCTGGGTTCAGGGCCGCGACTACATCAATCCGGCGGTCAAGCCGATCATGGACGAGATCGCCGAGGGCGTATGGAGGACGGTGACGAATGGCTAAGGTCGAGGAGCGGGTGGTCTCACTCAAGTTCAAGGCCGATCAGTTCCTCAGCGGGATCAAGTCGTCGCTCGACGGTTTGCGGCAGCTGGACACGGGACTGAACAAGAACATCTCGGCGAACGGGCTGAACCAGATCAGTTCCGCCGTGAAGAGCATCGACCTCGAGTCCCTCGGGGTTTCCGCCGAGAACGTCGGAACGCGGTTCAGCATCATGGCGAACGCCGCGTCCGTCGCCATCGGCAACCTGGCGAGCAACGTCATCTCCCAGGCCGCTTCGATGGTCAAGTCGTTCACCCTCGACCCGATCATCGACGGCTTCAAGGAGTACGAGCTCCAGCTCAACGCGACCCAGACCATTCTGGCGAACACCGCGTCCAAGGGCGAGGACATCAACACTGTCACCGCCGCCCTGGATGAGTTGAACAAGTACGCCGACGACACCATCTACAACTTCACCGAGATGACGACCAACATCGGACGGTTCACCGCCGCCGGTGTCGGTCTGAAGGACTCGGTGGCCGCCATCAAGGGTATGTCCAACCTTGCGGCGGTCATGGGCGCGGACGCCAACCAGGCCGCTCACGCCATGCAGCAGATGTCGCAGGCGCTCGCAACCGGCACGGTTCGCCTACAGGACTGGATGTCGATCGAGAACGCCTCCATGGGCGGCCAGGCGTTCCAGGAGGCCCTCAAGCGCACCGCGGCCACGTACGGCACGAATGTCGACGCTCTGATTGAGAAGAACGGCTCGTTCCGAGAATCGCTCAGGGAGAACTGGCTCACGTCCGAGATCATGATCGAGACGTTGACCCAGCTCACGGGGGATCTTTCCGACGAGCAGCTACGCTCGATGGGCTACACCGACGAGCAGATCGTCGATATTCAGCAGTACGCGGCGATGGCGAAGTCGGCGGCGACCGAGTACAAGACGTTCTCGCAGGTTGTTCAGGGCGTGCAGGAATCGCTCGGATCCGGATGGGCTTCGTTCTGGCGCACCATGGTCGGCGACCTCAACGAGTCGAAGGCCCTATGGACCGCCGTTGGCAACACCATCAAGGCCCCGATCGACGGGTTCTTCAACAGCATGGCCGCTGTGACGGCGGAGTTCGTCGAGCTGGGGGGCAGGACCTCGATCCTCAACACGATCGGGAATCTGTTCAACATCATCGCCAAGCCCGTCAGCGCATTCGTCGGCGGCTTCAAGGAGGCCTTCGCGGGCTCCCCCGCCAAGGCTCTGGCGACTTTCGCGCATCTTCTCGAGAAGGTCACCGCAGCGTTTGTCCTGAGCGACGAGGCGACTGAGAAGCTCCGGCAGACCTTCGCCGGTTTGTGGAGCATCGTCCACATCGTCACAATCCCGTTCACCCAGTTGTTCAAGCTGGCGAGCTGGATCGGCGACAAGATTCTGACTCTCGTCGGCATCTTCACCGGCGCCGGTACGAACGGCGTGCTGTCGTTCACCGCGGCCATCGCCAAGGGCCCGATCGCCCTGAACAAGTGGCTCACGGCGCTCGATCCGGTCGGGAAGCTGATCGACTGGCTCAACCCGAAGCTCAAGGTCATCAGCGACTGGGTCAGCGAGCATCTCACGAACGGGTTCCACTCCGCCGGAGACGCGATCACCCGATTCCGGGAGGCCGTGGGAACTCGCCTTACGGAGAAGCTCGACTCGATCAAGGAGTCGATGCACAACGTCGGGCAGTCGATCAAGGACTGGTTCAGTCCTCGTCTGAAGGATGCCGGGGAGTCGCTCAAGTCCCTCGGCGAGCAGGCGAAGGCAAACCTCGCCTCCAAGTTCGAGACCCTCAAGGCGAAGCTGACCGAGCTCGGCCACGTCTTCGCCGAGGTGTTCGGGAATCGGGCCGATCTGCTGTCGGGTCTCACCCCGTTCGGCGAGAAGGCCCGCTCCGTCGCCGAGGCCCTGCACAACGCCTACCTCGAGGTCCGCTCGTTCGCGGCGGGAGTCAAGGAGGCCTTCGGCGACAACATCACCGCGGGGCTCGACAAGATCAAGTCCGGCGTCGACTCGCTCACGTCCAAGCTCAAGGCCAAGGCGGGAACGGTGTCGATGCCCTCTGTCGACACTTCGGGAGCCAGAGCCGCAGCCGAGTCGGCTTCTGCGACAGTTGCCGCTTCCGCGACGACGGCGACCGAGGCTGCCAAGTCAAAATGGGAGGAGTTCTGGACCGCGATCAAGGACTTCGCCGTTCGGAACTGGGGTCCGATCAAGAACGTCCTGGACAAGGTATGGGCGGGGCTCAAGACGGCGTTCGGCCACATCGGCAGCGCCATCAAGGGCGCCTTCACCATCGACGAGGGCGAGCTGGGGATCGTTCGTCTGCTCAACCTGCTCATCGCGGGCGGTTTGACGGCCAGCATCTACAAGTTCGCCCAGGCGTTCAAGACGGCGACCGAACCTCTGGAGGCGTTCTCGAGCGTTCTCAAGTCGTTCACCGGCGTGGCCGACGCGGCCGCCCAGAACATCAAGGCCCGGTCGTTCCTCACGATCGCCGCCGCCATCGCGGTTCTCGCCGCGGCGCTCTGGGTCCTGTCGAATGTCGACACGGAGGATCTCACCGACGGAATCACCGCGATGGCGTCCATCGTCTACACGCTGATCTCCGTCATGAAGGCCCTTGACAAGCTCGAGGCGACCGGCGGCAAGATGACCATGGTCGGGGCCGCGCTCCTCCTCGTGGCGGGCGGTATGGTCCTGATGGGAATCGCCGTCAGCAAGCTGGCCAAAATCGACACCGTCCAGCTGATCCAGGCCGGTGTCGCGATGTCCTACCTGTCGAAGATGATGACCACGACGCTCACGTCGATGGACAAGATCAACCTGACGGGATTCAAGTCGACGGCGATCATCGGTATCGCGGCGGGTCTCTGGCTCGCGGCGTCCGCGGTCGCCAAGCTCGGCTCGATCGACATTCCGACGCTGATCAAGGGGACGCTGGTCTCGAAGTACCTCATGGAGTTCATGGGGAACCTCGCGTCGAAGAGCGGTGGAAACGCTATTGTGTCCGGCGATACCGCCGCCGTCTCGCAGTCGATCAAGGGCGGAACCATCATCGCCACGGCGATCAGTCTGTATCTCGCGGCTCTGGCCGTTCAGAAGCTCGGAAGCATGGACCTGGGGACCCTGGCCAAGGGTACTATTGTCGCCGGGCTCCTCATGAGATTCATGGGGCAGATGCAGAGCATGCCGTCCACGGCCACGCCGATCAACACGGGGCCCATGCTCGCCTCGGCGGTGGCTCTGCTCGCCATCGGCAAGACCATGCAGATGCTGGCCGAGATCCCCTGGCCGAGTCTCCTGCTCGCCGTCGTCGCGATCAACGCCGTTCTCGGCGGTCTTTCGGCGGCTATGGAGTCGATCGACGACGATATTATGGGGGGCGCCTCACTCGCCCTGGCCGCGGCCGGGATCCTGATCCTCGCGAAGTCGATGCAGACCATCGGCAACATGAACGCGAAGTCCATCGCCGTCGCCCTCGTGGCCATGGCGGCGGGCCTCACGATCGTGATCGTCGCCGGGAAGGCTGCCATGGCGGGCGCCGAGGGACTCATGGTCCTGGCGATCGCTCTGGCGGGTCTGGGACTCGTGGTGGTCGCGTTCGGCGTCACCATGACGGCTCTCGCGGGGCTTCTCACGGTCATCGCGGCTGTGGGCGCTCCCGCGTTCGCGGTTCTGGCGGCGGGGATCAACCTCCTCTCGGGGACGATCCCGGTGTTCGCGCGGGCGGTGGCCGAGGGAATCGTGGCGGTCATCGTCACGCTCGGACAGAGTGCCCCGGCGATCAGAGATGCGATCGTCGCCCTGATCAACGGTCTCGCAGAGGCCGTGATCCAGAGCGCGCCCGCTCTCGGGTCCGCCGTCATCGCGCTCATCATGGAGATGTGCCGCGTTCTGAAGGAGACAGGTCCGACCATCATCGAGACCGCGATATTCCTCCTGATGACGCTGCTCACCACTCTGAAGGACAACGCCTATCAGATGGCCTCGACGGCCGCCGAGCTGATCGCCAACTTCCTGAACGGCATCGCCGACAAGATCGGTGACATCGTCATGGCGGCGGTCAACCTCATCATCTCCTTCATCGAAGGACTGGCCGACGCGATCGAGTCCGAGGGACCCAGGCTCAGGCGGGCGCTCAAGAAGTTGGTGACCGCCATCGTCGACTTCTTCAAGGGCGTCGGCAAGGACTGGCTCCAGATCGGCAAGAACATCGTGAAGGGCATCTGGAACGGCATCGTCGAGCTCAAGGACTGGCTCGTCGGGAAGGTGACGGGCTGGGTCGGCGGTCTCGTCGACTCCGCCAAGGACGCGCTCGGGATCTCGTCTCCGTCCAGGGTCTTCGCGTCCATGGGCGGTTACATGGTCGCGGGCATGGCCAAGGGCATCGACGACAACGGGCACAAGGCGGTGGCGTCCACGGTCGCCCTCGCCGAGAGCACCGTCGACGCGTTCAACAACGCCATCAAGGACGGCGTCAATACGGAGTTCGAGGCGTTCAACCCGACCGTCAGGCCGGTTCTGGACACCACGGATCTGCACAAGGGCCTCGAGTCCCTCAAGACGGTTGATATTCCGGCGACAGTGTCGGGCATCGGGCGCGTCAAGGATGAGAGGCGGGAACCGGGGGAGAACCGTACGAGCGACATGCGCCCCTCGATCACGTTCAACCAGAACAACTACTCGCCCGAGGCTCTGTCCGAGGCGGCCATCTACCGGAACACGAGGAATCTCGTCAGCCGGCTCGAGTACATGTAGGGGGAAAGATGATACATGGGGTACACGTGTACTCCGATAACGGGGAAACCGCGTGGCTCCCATTGTCGGACCCCTACGGCACGGGCCTCGCCGTGCTCAACATCACCGGTCTGGGTCCTGTGAAGACCGATCTTCGGATCACGAACTACGGGGCCCAGTCCGGTGGTTACTACAACGGCTCGAGGGTGGGGACGCGCAATATTGTCTTCACCCTCAAGCCGCTCGGGCCGGACATCGAGTACGTTCGGCGCTGGGCGTACAAGCTGCTGGACGTCGAGGAGCACGTCTCAATGGTGTTCGTCACGGATTACGGCGACCGTCGCATAGACGGGTACGTCGAGTCGTTCGAGGCGGACATATTCTCGAAGAACGAGCTGTTCACGGTCAGCGTGATCTGCCCGAGACCCGAGTTCACCGACGGAGACGGCGTGGTCCTGACGTCCTCGAGTGCCGACACCATGAACGCGACCTTCGAGTTCCCGTTCGAGTCGAGATGGCTCATGGACGACATCGAGTTCGGAACGCCCCGCAACTACGCGGAGAACATCGTGCACTACTCCGGCGACGTTCCGGTCGGGTGCGAGATCCACATCGACATCCTGTCGGACCCGGGAAAGACCGTAACGATCTTCGGCCCGCGCGGCACGCAGGTCACAGTGGAGAACGTCAACAATACCATCAAGAAGGGCGGACGCCTGGTCCTCAACACCGTCATCGGCAAGAGGGAGGCGTACTTCGTCAAGGACGGCAAGAAAGTCGACCTGGCCTGGACGCTGTGGAACCAGAGCAACTGGCCCGTTCTGTACCCCGGATACAACACGTTCGCAGTGCAGACCGAGGAGACGCTCGAGGTGCGGCTCACCTGCTACTACCATAACATGTATCGGGGGATCTGATTTGTTCACAATCGAGTACCCCACCCGGGGGGCGTACGGTGCGGTGACCCGCGAGGCGCCGTCCGTCATCATCGACGACTTCTACTCCGCGTCCTGGACCGAGCGCTTCTGGGACATCGGCGAGGCCCAGCTCGAGCTGCCGATGAAGTACTACGCGCTCGCCCTGGACGCGAGGCGCTATCCGAACGGCCATTACCTCCACTTCTCCGAGAGCGAACGGGTCATGAACCTGTGCTCCTCGCGGGTGGTGACGAAGAGGGACGATCCCAGGATCATCCTCTACTACAAGTCCCTCGAGAACTTCCTGTCGTTCAGGCGCGTTCACGAAGGACCCATGGGATGGCCGTACTACTCGCCTCCTGTCGCGGGCGTGACGAACTACACGCTTCTCGACATGTGGCGGTACTACTACGCCACGCGCTACCGCGTCCCGTCCATGCAGTACTACAAGGACCCTCGCGTCTCAGACGACTGGATCGGGCTCATGAGGCTCGACTTCAACGTCGGCGACACCGTTCTCGACGTCACCAAGGCGTCGTGCATGCGCACCCTTCCATTCCGCAAGCGCCACGGTTTCCAGATCAAGGTGGAGGGCGAGGAGAAGCGCTGGTGGAACATGTACATCACCGCCGTCGACGCGCCCGATCCGCTTCCAGATTGGACTGATTACATCGAGGCGCTGGAGTTCGGAATCGACTCGAGCAAGTACGCGAACGCCGCTCTGGTGATCGCGCCGAAGATCGAGGAGACGAAGAACGCTCAGGGCGTCTACGACGGCTACCGGGAGATCGGCAAGACGGTGTACGACTCGCCGACGTACTACGAGCCGGGGTACGTGGCCGACTGGAACCGTGTCGAGAAGAAGATCGAGTACCAGCTGGACGGCAAGGACTACAAAGAGGCCACTGCTATGATGCAGTACATCACCGACACCTGGGGTCAGATCGGAGGACCGAATGACCCGGGTACGGCGAAGAAACTGGTCAAGGAGCAGTCCTCCGTCCGAACCGTGGCGACGACGCCCGCCACCATATCCAAGGATCTCAAGTACGGCAAGGACTACCGCCTCGGAACCATGTTCCAGTGGACCCCCTACGCCGGAGCCGGAATCCTGGACACGGCTTGGTTCAACGCCAGCACCTCGTTCGAGGCCCTCGTCACAGAGTACACCTGGACGATCGACGACACGGGCGTCACCGAGACTCCCGGAATCACGATGTGAGGAGATGATATGACTCAGAGATTCGGCTTCTTCGACTCGGTCAATCACGACCGGCGTTATAACTCGACCGACATCTCGCGCATGTTCGACGGCCTCATCCGCGACGGCATCTACCTGAACTACCTCGAGTCCTTCGCGGTACAGCCCGCGGGCGGAATGGATATTTGGATCCGTCCGGGCCGCTGCTGGTTCAACCACCGGTGGTTCGAGTGCGATGAGCCCGTGAAGCTCCGTCTCAACAACGCGCACACGGTATGGTCGCGTCTTGACGTGATCGTCATCGAGGTGAACGACGCCGAGACGGTCCGATCGGTGTCTCTGCGGATCATGCAGGGCCCGCCCGGGAGCACGCCGACCGAGCCCCCCATCGGAGGCTCTCCGACCCTGCACCGGTATCCGATCGCCGCGATCAAGATCGAGCCGCGGCTCACGGAGATCACCACGGCGCACATCTACGATCGTCGGGGGACGGACGCCTGCCCGTGGGTCGCCAACATCAACGGCTCGGTCAGCACGAAGATGCTCACAGATCAGTTCAGCTCCGAGTTCCAGGCGTGGTTCTCGGCGCTGAAGACCGTCGCACTGACCCCGCCGAACGCCAACGTCGAACTGGCCGCCGTCAAGCAGGAAGTCGCCAAGTTCAAGGAGCGGTGGGACACCGGCGCCATGCAGCCCGGGGGGATCTCGGACAACACGCGAATTCCGCTGATCAACCCGAACGGCACGACGGCCACGTCCGCAGTCTCGGGCTTCGCCTACGAGATATTCGACGGCATCCCGAGTGCGCACAACACCCTGTACAGGGGGAAGAACCTCGGGACGATCATGACGGCCGCTCAGGCCGCCGAGATCGAGGCCGGGACGTTCAAGGACCTCTGGCTCGGAGATTACTGGACGGGTGACGGACGCGAGTACGTCATCGCCGGATTCGACTACTGGCTGGGGCTTCGCAACGTCACGAAGCACCACATCGCGGTCGTTCCGAAGTACAGCGTCAGCGGGACGCCGATGCACAGCTCGGGAACGATGCCGCGCGGGCCGTACTACACCGACATGTATCAGACGACCCTGCCCAGCTACAGGCCGCAGTTCGAGTCCGTGTTCGGCAACCGGATCATCAAGCACCCGGTAACGTTCGTCTCGGAGTACGACGAGCACAGCGACCCCAAGGACTACTCGTCCTTCGACATCGACATCTCGGTTCCCGATCCGGGTATGGTGTCGACGTCCGGGATATCCGTGGGCGTGCGCAACGGCGTGACCATGGCCCGGTCCTCCGGCTCGAGGCTGTTGCCGATCGTCCTGTTCAACAGCGCGTTCGCCAACACCTCCGCCGATGTCGGGTACTGGGTCAACGCGTCCTACGGCCCGCGATCGGCGGCGTTCATGCAGAGGGACGGGTCGTTCGATCAGTCCAATCCGACCATAGCCAGGTTCCTGTGGCCGATCTTCGCAGTCGGAGGCTGAACCTTGCACACGCTGGAGCTGATCCTGACCGTGTTCGGGTCGGTTGCGGCGTCGTCCGGGTTCTGGACGTACCTTGCCCATCGGAACGACGATCGACAGGCCGTGGATCAGATGATACGGGGGCTGGCCCATGACCGTATCATACACACCGGCCAGAGTTATATTCGTCGAGGCTGGATCAGCTGGGACGAATACGAGGACTGGGTCACGTACCTGGTCAAACCATACACCGCTCTCGGCGGAAACGGGATCGCGGAGAGAATTGTCCGTGAGGTGGATCGTCTTCCGATCCGCTCACAGAAGCAGGAGAAACATGTCACTCGACAACAAGACGTATGACCGACTCAAGTGGGTCGTCCAGATCCTCGCGCCCGCCGTGGCGACTCTGTACGTCGCCCTCGCGGCGATCTGGGGCTTCCCGCACGTTGAGGCCGTCGTGGGCACCATCACGGCCCTGACGACCTTCGCGGGAACGGTCCTGCACATCTCCAGCGCCACCCACGCGGCGAGCGGCGACGGCGAGCTCCACGTCAAGGAGAACGACGACGGGAGCACTGTGTACGCCGTCCTGGGGGACAAGCCCGAGGACCTCAAGGGCATGGTCACCCTCAAGGTCGTCAAGCAGGGCTGAGGGATATTCACAGGTCGCGTAGTGAGTAGAAAGGAACACTCATGACCGAAGACACTCCATCCGTGGAGGACCTCGCCGCCCTCGCGCGTGAGCACCTCTCGAACTTGACTCCGTCCGACCCCGACTACGCCGCCTCGCTCAAGGCCGTCATGGACCTCGAGCGGCTCTCCAGCACCCTCCAGAATGAGGAGGTGGAACGCTGGGTCAAGACCTCCGATCAGGAGGTCAAGACCCTCGACCACGCCTCCTCGCGCAAGGTCGCCGAGAAGCCGCCGATCGCTCCGACGGTCGTGAGCGCCGCTGCGCAGGTCGGCTCGGTCGGGTTGATCGTGTTCGCGGAGCGCATCGCCGTGATCGCGAGCAAGGCCCTCCCGATGGCCTGCCGATTCATTCCGTGACCTGACTCGCCCCGACCCCCTCGGTCCCCTCAAGGATCGCAGGGGTCGGGGTTCACACGGCGTGATATTTTCACAGGGCTCATAGTGAGAACGTGTATACCGCACTTCTCATCGTCTTCGAGAAAGGAACGACATGATCGGGATCACACCGATCGCGGGTTTCGTCGCCCGGCACTCCGTCGGGATCCTCACGGGTCTCGCCGTGGCCGGGGTCGGAGCCACAGCAGTCGAGACGGCGCGGGCCCACGTCAAGGCGCAGGAGATCCGGTACCAGCGCGGCGACACCCGCCGGGAGGACCTCATCAACCTCGTCAGGGCGAGGTGGAAGTGCTACATCCGTCCCGTCGCGTGCGGGGCGCTCACCATCGGCTGCATCGTCGCGGCGAACCGCATCAGCGCGAGCCGTCTCGCCGCAGCATCACTCGCCCTCGGCGCCGCCAAGACCGAGCTGGGGGATATTCGCAAGGCGGTCGAGTCCCTGCCCGACGAGACGCGTAAGGAGGTCGAGGAGAAGATCCAGGAGCGACGCACCGAGAGGGCGACGCGGGAGCACCCGGTCCCGCCGTACCACTCCGAGCGGGAGATCCTGTGGTACGAGTCGTTCACCGGGAGATATTTCCGGGCGTCGCGGTCCTTCGTCGAGAACGCCGTGAACGAGTGCAACCACGAGATCACGCACGGGGACTCGATCTCCCTGAATGAGTTCCTCGGCAAGCTGGCGCTCGAGCCCACCGATGCCGGCGAGCTGCTCGGCTGGGGGATCCTTGGCCCGCTCATCGAGATCGACGTCACCGCCGGATTCGACCACGAGGGAAAGCCGTGCGCCGTCCTGGGCTTCGTCGACCCGCCGAAGCCGGAGTGGCACCGCCTCGGCTGAGCCGCATATTTCACACGTCGCATAGTGAGAACCTGTCCGCTCAACTGAAAGGAATACAACCATGAGCGACAACAACTCCACCCTCGTCCCCGCCGACAACGGCGAGGCCACTCCCTCTCCTGCCGAGAAGCCCTCGCTTCGAGCCCGAATCAAGGCTCGTCGCGCGGAGTACGCTACCAAGCACCCGCTTCGCGCCGCGTGCGCGGCGGAGGCCGTCAAGGGGGCCACGTACGCCGTGGCCGCCACCGGCACTCTGATCGCGCTCGGGACGCTTATGGCGTTCGGAAGCAAGAACTCCGACGTCGACGAGACCGATGACATCATCGAGTCCGACGCCGAGGACATCCTCGACGACGAGGAGGAGTGACCTCGCCCCCGTCCACAAGGGGCGGGGGTTTCAGCCCATATCTACGAGAAAGGAACACCACCATGGGCAAGATCCTGTGCCTCGGAGTCGAGGCCGTTGTCAGCTGCACGATCGGGGCGGCGCTCGGAGGCGCCATCCGACCCCGGACGCCCGTCGGCGTCGTCTGCACGGCGATCGGAACGTTCGCCGTCAACTTCGTCGCGGCACCCTACATCCACGACGCGACGGTCCGGGCCCTGAGCCCCTACGTCGACGTCACGAAGTGATATTTCCAACAAGAAAGGAACGCTTGACATGATCAAGTACCACTTCTCCGTCCAGTCCATGTTCGACGAGGGGCAGACCATCGAACAGGACTGCTACTTCAACCTCACTCGCGACGAGATGGTCGCCCTGCTCGCGGCCGACCCGTCCGGGAACCCCATCGCCCGCCTCGTGGCCGCCAAGAGCGGTATGACTCAGATCGAGCTCTACATGACGCTCCGCGACCTGATCAAGGCCGCGTACGGGGTGCCCAACGCGGCTCGCACCGGGCTCCGCAAGAACCCGCGGCTGACCGAGGACTTCATCGGATCGCCGTTCATGGACTCGCTGATGGACCAGCTGACCTCGTCGGAGGACGAGGCGATCCGGTTCTTCAAGGGCATCACACCCAAGGGGATCGACGTTGAGAAGGAGCTCGAGAAGGCGAAGAAGGACGCCTGAGATGAGCGACGTCGCACCGATCCGTCCTGATCCGGAGGGCGAGATCAAGAAGGCACTCGCCGGGGCCGGGAAGAGCAAGCCGGAGGTCAAGCCCGTCGCCAAGGGCAGGGTCTCCAAGTCGATCGGTGCGACGGTCGCCCGATCCATCTTCGCCGAGTCCATCAGCGGGGTCGGCAACTACGTCCTGCACGAGCTGATCCTCCCCAACATCCGGGAGATGATCCAGTCCGTGGTCGTCGGCGGTATCGAGCGGGCCCTGTACGGGGACTCCGCCCCCAAGCCCTATCGGCCCCGCACGGGGTACGGGTTCTACACACCGCCCAACAGGTCCGCGGGATGGACGTCCCGGACGAACTACAGCGCGGGAGCTCCGACGCCCCGCGACGACCAGTGGACCAACCGTCCGCCATCATATTCCGATCTGGTGGTGCCGTCGAGGCAGGAGGCGGAGGACGTCCTCCAGGCCCTGCTCGACATGGCCGAGAGGTACGGGTCCGCCTCCGTGGGCGACCTGTTCAGTCTCGCCGGTATGAGCACCACTCACGTGGACGAGTCCTGGACCTGGAATGCCAACGAGGTCTCGCAGGGACGCGTCCAGATGCGGCGCGGGGGATACGGCTTCAGCCTCCCCGCTCCGTCCTTCAAGTCATCCCGATAGTCATATTCTCAAGAAAGGAACAGCACCATGCTGCCCATGCCCGCCCTCGGGGGCGTCTTCGGAGCCGTCAAGCTCGCTCTGATCAAGCACGCCCCGACCCTGCTCGTCGCCGGAGGGACCACCATGCTGGTGGCGGCCACCGGCGTCGCCGTCAAGAAGTCCTTCACCTATCTCGAGGAGGACCTGGTCCCGTACATCGCCGAGGCCGCCGAGATCGAGGCGGATGAGGAGAAGGACGAGGAGACCAGGAAGGCGGACCTGACCGCCGCCCAGAAGACCTTCCTCGTCAAGACCGCCAAGCGATACGCTCCCGCCCTCGGCCTGATGGTCGCCGGTGTCGCGTGCATCGCGGCCGGTCACACCATGCAGCTGAACCGCCTCGCCGGTCTGGGAGCCGCCCTGGCCCTCGCCGAGGCGGACAAGAAGGACTTCCTCGACGAGCTGAACGACGAGGTCCCGGAGCCCCGCACCGAGACCGTCGACGGCAAGACCGAGGTCGTCCGCTCCGAGCAGGCGGGGCACCTCCTGCCGACGGAGGACTTCCGCAATCGCGTCTTCGGGCCCGAGAACAAGAACTGGGATCCGGCTCCCATCGTCTCGCGCAACTTCCTGGACGCCGTCGAGCGCCACATGAACGACAAGCTCCGGTGGCAGGGCTTCCTGTTCCTCAATGAGGTCTACAAGGCCCTGGGCATGCCTCAGACCCGTCTGGGCGGAGTCATGGGCTGGAGCCGTAAGGCCGACCCGGACGCGGTCATCCTGTTCTCCGCCTTCGAGGACCAGACCGGCTTCGCCGACGGGGACACCGAGAAGGAGCAGGACAAGATCAAGACCGTCTGGCACCTGGACCTCGAGGCCCCGCACAACCTGCTGGCATGATGTTCGGACTGTCACAGCAGACGATCGCCTTCGCCAAGTCCCTCGCTCCGGCGCTGATCAAGGCCATCGGCATGATCGCGCTGGCCGAGGCTTGGAAGGCGAGCACGAGGAGTTTCGAGGACAAGCGCTTCGACGAGCAGAGTGAGGATATTCTCAAGCTCCGTCTCGAGCGCAGCGCCATCAAGAAGGAGCACGACGAGATGGTCACCAAGTACACCGATCTCGCCAAGAAGTACGGAGAGATCGTCCAGGCCCAGGAGGCCCTGACGAAGATCCCGTCGAAGGAGGAGACTCCCTCATACGAGTGGGTCGACTTCGACGACTACGATGAGGACGATCACAAACTCCAGTACAACAGCGCGAACGGCGCCCTGTACAACGACGGCATGATCGCCAACGGAACCATGCGGGACCTGGCCGACCTCCTGTACATGGAGGCGATGGGCCTCGACTACCCGACGACGGCCCGCGTCAACGTCTACCCGCGCGGCTCCACCCGCGAGACCGAGCCGGACGAGATCCGAATCAAGATCTACTTCGACCCGGGCGACACCTACGGGTTCGACGACGAATGACGGGACTCGATTTCTTCACCTTCGCCGAACGGGCGGCGAAGGGCGGAGCGATCGAGATCCGGCCCGACTGGAAGGTCCTGCGTTCGTACGACCTGATGGTCAGGGGCAGGGACTTCTACGCGGTGTGGGACGAGGAGCGCGGTCTGTGGTCCACGGATGAGTACGACGTCCAGCGCCTGGTCGACAGGGCCCTGGACGAGTACCGCCGGACGAGGGGCGATGGCGACTTCCGCGTGAAGTACCTCCGCGACTTCTCGTCCGGCATGTGGACGCAGTGCCAGACCTACATCCGCAGCCTGAGTGACAACTCCCATGACCTTGACACGCAGCTGACGTTCGCCAACACTCCTGTGCGCAAGGAGCAGTACGCGAGCCGTCGGCTGCCGTACGCCCTCGAGGCGGGGGATATTTCGGCGTACGAGGAGCTCATCTCGACGCTGTACGACCCGGGTGAGCGCGAGAAGATCGAGTGGGCGATCGGATCCATTGTCGCCGGCGACTCGCGCTACATCCAGAAGTTCGTCGTCCTCTACGGCGAGGCCGGGAGCGGCAAGAGCACGATCCTCAACGTGATCTCGCAGCTGTTCGAGGGGTACACCGCCTCGTTCGACGCCAGGGCCCTGGCGTCCCCTTCGGCCACTTTCGCCATGGAGGTGTTCAAGGACAACCCCCTCGTCTCGATCCAGCACGACGGGGACCTGTCCCGCATTGAGGACAACGCCCGCATCAACTCCATCGTCTCCCACGAGGACATGACGATGAACGAGAAGTTCAAGGCCACCTACACGACGGCCCTGAACGCCATGCTCTGGATGGGGACCAACCGCCCCGTCAAGATCACGGACGCGAAGTCGGGCATTATCCGCAGGCTGATCGACGTCACTCCGTCCGGACGGAGGCTCGATCCCGCCTCGTACAACCGCATCATGCGGGATATTCCGAACGAGCTGGGGGCCATCGCCCACCACTGCCTCGAGCAGTACCGAGAGCGGGGCTTCCACTACTTCGACGCGTACCGACCGACGCAGATGATGAGGAGGACCGACCTCTTCTACAACTTCGTCGTCGACAGCCAGGAGACCCTCGTCCGGGGGGTGACCCTGCAACAGGCCTATGCCATGTACAAGGCATATCTGGCCGAGTCGGGCCTCGATCTGAAGATGACCAGGTATCGTTTCCGGGACGAGCTGGCCAACTACTTCGAGGCCTATCACGACCGCGTCCGAACGGATGACGGGCGCAAGCGGAACTGGTTCGAGGGCCTGAGGCTGGACAGACTGGATGGCGGNGACTGGCTCGAGATGTCCGAGGGGACCCCCGTGCTGGATGATATTCTGAGCGACAGGCCGGCTCAGTACGCATCCGACACGGGGGCGCCCCTCCGGGCGTGGGACGACGTCTCAACGGTTCTGAACGACCTCGACACGAGCCGCCTGCACTACGTGCGCCCTCCGGAGGACATGATCGTCATCGACCTCGACATCCGCGGGGACGACGGCGAGAAGTCCTTCGAGGCGAACCGCGACGCGGCGCGGGCGCTGGGTCTCCCCGAGACCTACGCCGAGGTCAGCAAGTCCAGGGCCGGGATCCACCTGCATTACCGGTACGCGGGCGACGTCTCGGAACTGGCGAACGAGATCTCGCCGGGGATCGAGGTCAAGGTCTTCAGGGGGAGGGCCTCGCTGAGGAGGATGGGGACGCTGTCCAACGGACTGACGGTCGCCGCCATCTCGGAGGGACTCCCCCGCAAGCGAAAGGAACGCGATATTCTCAGTAAGAAGCAGATGGGCAGCGAGAAGGCCCTGAGGGAGCTGATCGAGCGGAATCTTCGGAAGGAGATCCATCCGGGCACCAAGCCGAGCATGGACTTCATCAAGAAGATCCTCGACGACGCCTACGAGTCGGGGATGGAGTACGACGTCGAGAACATGCGCGGGGCGATCCTCGCCTTCGCCATGGGCAGCACGCACCAGAAGGACGCGTGCTTCAAGACGTACACTCAGCTCCGGCTCAAGTCCTCCCAAGAGGCGGAGCCACCGGTCGGCAAGGAGAACGGGGAGGGATCCCTCGTCTTCTACGACGTGGAGGTGTACAAGAACCTGTTCCTCGTGTGCTGGATGAGAGACGATGACGACGCGGAAGTCGTCGCCATGGTCGATCCGAAGCCCGAGGAGATCGAGCCCCTGTTCGACATGCGACTCGTCGGGTTCAACAACAAGCGCTACGACAACCATATTCTGTACGCCCGCTGGATGGGGTACGACAACGAGCGCCTGTACAACCTGTCGCAGCGGATCGTCAACGGCGACCGCAGCGCGTTCTTCAGGGACGCCTACGACGCATCGTATACGGATGTGTACGACTTCTGCGCCAAGAAGCAGTCCTTGAAGAAGTGGGAGATCGACCTCGATCTTCCGCACGTGGAGATGGACATCCCGTGGGACCAGGAGGTCTCGAGGGACGACATCCCGCGCATCATCGAGTACTGCAAGAACGACGTCCGCGCCACCAGACGCGTGTTCCACGAGAACTCGTCGGATTGGGAGGCGCGGCAGGTCCTGGCGAAGCTCGCGGGTCTGAACGTCAACACGTCGACGAATCAGCTCACCTGTCAGATCATATTCGGGGACGACCGCAAACCGGCGTTCGTCCACACGGATCTGAGCCGTCTCTTCCCGGGGTACAGGTACGAGAACGGCAAGAGCACGTACAAGGACGAGGAGGTCGGCGAGGGCGGATACGTCTACGCCGAGCCGGGATATTACGAGAACGTGGCCCTGCTCGACATCGCCTCGATGCATCCGCACTCGCTGATCGCCATGGAGTGCTTCGGCCCCAGGTACACGGCCCGGTTCAAGGATCTGGTCGCGGGGCGAATGGCGGTCAAGCATCACGACGTCGAGACGGCGAAGAGGCTCCTGGACGGGGCCCTCGTGCCGTTCATCGGCGAGAACGACAAGGCCCTGGCCTTCGCGCTGAAGATCGCCATCAACAGCGTGTACGGCCTCACAGCGGCCCGTTTCCCCAACAGGGCGAACGGCATGGACCCGATGAACAACCCGGACAACATCGTCGCGAAGCGCGGTGCGTTGTTCATGGTGAACCTCAAGCACTTCGTGCAGGAGCGCGGGTTCACGGTCGCCCACATCAAGACGGACTCGATCAAGATCCCGAACGCCACGCCGGAGCTGATCAGCGATATTTCGGCGTACGCCAAGGGATTCGGGTACACGTTCGAGCACGAGGCCACTTACGACAAGATGGTCCTCGTGAACGACGCCGTATACGTCGCGAAAGACGAGGAGGGCTGGCACGCGACAGGAGCGCAGTTCCAGCACCTGTTCGTCTTCAAGTCCCTGTTCGGGTCGGACGTGGAGCCGCACTACACCATGGCGGACTACACCGAGACCCGGCAGACGCACAAGGGGGCCCTGTACCTGAATTACGGGACGGAGGAGAACCCGCAGCGCGCCTTCGTGGGGCGAATCGGGTCCTTCGTCCCGGTGAAGGACTGCGCCCCCGGCGGCATCCTCGAGGTGTTCCGAGACGGCAAGTACTACAGCGCCCCTTCGAGCAAGGGATATCGGTGGATGCTGGAGGAGGACGCGCAGTCGTACGGCACGGACCGCGTCGATGACACATTCGCCCTCGCCAAGGCCGCTGAGGCTGTCAGGACGATCGAGAAGTACGTCCCGATGACGACACTTCTGGAGTGACATATTCTACACGGCGCATAGTGAGAACATCAGCTCTACGAAAGGAATTCTCATGCGTCTCGTTCGCAACACCGCTATCCGCTTCGCCGGCGTCACGGTGTGCGTGATCGCCATGATTCTGTCCGTCATGTTCACTCTCATCGCTAACGCTGTCGCCCTCGTCGTCGCGCCCATCATGATCGCCGCTTATGCGGCGGACTTCGCATGGACCGGCAATGAGGTGCGATCCCTGCGCTGGGAGATGACCATGTATCAGATTCAGGCTGTCTTCGCACTTCCGGCCGCAACGACGATCGCGTTGGCGTCGTGCGTCAACGACAACCTCCGATCCAAGATCCGCTGATCTCAACCCTCCAGTCCCTCGCAAGGGCTGGAGGCCTCTGGCGATATTTGTGCAGGCCCCGTAGTGAGAACACTCAACGAAAGGACCATCATGAGCATCGTCAGCCACCTGGCGCTCTGGCTCGTCAGTGCCGTTGTGATCGCCATCGCGGCGGTCGTCTGCGTTCTGATCATCGCCGTCTTCGCAGCCGTGACGCTTGCCCTCGAGATCGTTGTCTGCATCCTCAGCATCGTGCTGGGGGTCGCGGATCGCGATCCGGGGGCGGCGCTGCGACCCGAGGCGTTGTACGACACAGCGCAGCACGCCGCGTACGATCTCGTCGGCAAGACGATCGAGACCGCCAAGTCAGTCGTGGCTCGTCTCACCGCTCGCTGAGCCTCCCTCCAGTCCACACGGGCTGGAGCCTTTCGGAGGAGCGCATATTTCACACGTCGCATAGTGAGAACATCAGCTCTACTGAAAGGCCCGAACATGTTCCTCTTCGACATCGCCTTCTCGTTCGTCCGCACCCTCATCATCTTCGTGGGGACGGTCTGCTGCTGCGCCTTCGTGGCGGGCAAGACCGGCCCCTTCAAGTGGGCGGTTCGGCGAATCGACAAGCGGAACGCCAAGAACATGTACTACCTCAACCGCAACTGACCACTCGACCCCTCCAGTCCACACGGGCTGGGGGCTTCAGGAGACACCATGATCGTGCCCTTCCTGATCTTCATGACCCCGGCTGTCCTGCTGGTGCTGAGCCTACTTGTCGAGATCCGATTCGACCGGGCGGCCGACTGGCTCGAGGCGCTCGCCTTCCTCGGGTTCATGACCGACATCTATATTCTCATCATCTGAAAGGAACACACATGTTCATCCCATTCGGAGGGGCGTGCCTCACGCTCTTCCTCCTCGCCACCGTGCTCACGACTATCGCCTTCGTCGTGGACGTCCTGGACAAGAAGCACGACCACGTCAAGGCCGCGACCGGACTCTTCACCACGGGATACGTCCTCGCCCTTGTGACCAGCGTTCTCACGCTCATCTGCTTCGCCATGTTCTTCAACTCGGGGGTGACGATCTGATGGCTCGCGAACGATTCACCATTGAGGGGACCCGTCTGATGTTCCCGAACTTCTCGGGTGCGCCGGACAGATTCAACCAGACGCCGAAGCCGAACGCCTCGATCGTCGTCCCGCCGGAGATGGTCCAGGAGCTGACCGAGCGCGGATTCCGCATCCGCCACCTCGACGGCCGCGAGGGCTTCGAGGACGACAACGGCCTCGACCTCCTGGTCGTCAAGGCCTCTTACGGGGGGCGCGGCGACCCCAAGATCGTCCTTCTGATGGCCGAGGACGGCACTCCGCCCCAGGAGTGGTCCAGGCGCCTCCTGTCCGCCGAGGAGGTCGGCGAGATCGACCGCCTCGACATCGACTTCGTCGACATCACGTTCACCCCCTACGAGTTCAGGGGATTCACATCCGCCTACATCGACTCGATGTACGTCGTCTGCCGTCCCGACAGGCTCATGTCGAAGTATGGCATCTGACTTCCTCGACGAGAACTGGGCCTCGATCGAGGGGTGGCCGATGGAGATCTCCTCCTACGGCCGCGTCTACTCGATCAACGCCCACAAGTTCCTCAAGCCGATGTACCTGCGCGGTACCATCGGAGAGGACTGGTACGTGCTGTGCGGGGGGTCCTGGCACAGCGTGAGGCGCCTCGTCTCGCGCTGCTTCGAGATCGAGCTTCCGAAGAACTGGGAGCCGATGTTCGACGGGACCCCCCGCTTCAGATCCTCGCCCTATAGGGGGCGGGTCGTTCACACGGAATCGGGAGCCGTATTCCCGAACGCGAAAGCGGCGGCCGAGGAGTTCGGAGTCTCCAGAGCCACCGTGTCCAACGCCCTCAGGGGCGTCACACGCAATCCCAGACTCGGTTTCAGAAAGGAACAGTGACATGACCGAGACCGTCTTCGTCCTCTTCGAGCTGCTGTGGAGCGGCACCGACAAGTCCTACCAGACCATCTCCCGATTCGTCCGCGAGGGCGTGACGCGGGAGTCGTGCGACACCCTCGTGATCGGGATGCGGGAGTACCGCGTCGGCGAGATCGTCACCTGCACGTCTCGCGGGAGGGTCGTTCCGACGCGGAGCGAGAGGCGGCCCCAGGGACACGATCCGGTCGAGATCCGGGTCAAGAAGTGGCGCTGCTACCCCGCCCACGACCTCGCCATCATGGCGGAGCCCTGCGTCCAGACCGTCGAGTACGACGGCGAGTGGACCATCGTCAGGTTCTGCAACGCCGTCCGCAGGTACGCGACCTATACCGGAAGCAGCGTTGCCTGCTTCGACAACGACGGATCCCACCCCCGCGGGTTCTTCCTCATCTCGGAGGAGGCGTACAATGACCGCGATCACTGAGGAGAACGGCCCCGAGATCGAGCTGTGCTGGATGGTCGCGCCGATCGCCGCCATCCGGGACTTCCTCGATAGGCACGGGGAGACCGACTACTACTTCTCGTACGACTCCGATCACAGGACGGCGCTCTGCATCCGAGGATTCCGAACCGCCGACTGGGACGACGTCCTCGTCTGGAGACGGGGCGGACAGGTGATCGTGGCGCAGAACCGCGAGGTCCCCTACATCGAGGGGAGCGCCGCTCTTCGCGGGCTCATCCCCCGGTCGAAGAACAACGGGCGCATCATCTCGTACTGGCCCACCGACCGGCGGGTCATCGTGGACGCCGCGCCCATCGAGTCCAAGAGCGCCACCATCCAGTGGATGGTCAGGCACCCGGAGCACTCGCTGCACATGATCACCCGACTCGACAAGAGCGGGTACAAGCGGCCCATGATCCAGACGTCCCGGGGGGAGGAGTTCCCCCGGTGGTACTGGCTCGTCTGGACGAGGGACCGAGGCGTCCTGCCGCCCGTCACCACAGCCAAGTGGAAGGCGCTCAAGGCCTCGTACGTCGAGAACGGGGTCGCCTTCCGGACCATGTTCGAGGGAGCCGCCCTCGGCTTCGAGCGCAAGAACACGGGAGTGAACTGACATGTGCGCACCCAGGTACATCGTGGTCACCGGGGACGCCCCCGAGGAGTCCATCAACAAGTTCCTCGAGGACTACCTGCCCGACGGGTGGGGAGTCTCGTGGGGTGTCCGGGGGACCAAGCGGCTCGCCCTGCACAGCGCCGACGGGGAGCACTATCTCATCGGTGCGGCAGACTGCATCGCTTACGATGTGGTTTACGACATGTTCCGAGTCGAGAGGCTCAATCTGCTGCTCGATCTGCTGCTCGACGAGAACCTGGCACGCTTCTCCCCCATGAAGGGACTGCACCAGTTCCGCATGGCCCTCGACCTGTCCAACCTCAAGTCGAGGGAGAAACTGTGATCATCAATCCCGACGACCTCGTCGAGTGCTACGACACGATCGACGCCGACGCCCCGCCCGAGGAGCTCGGGAAGTTCTTCGAGGACCACGGTTTCTCCCCGAACGACTGGTTCGTCTGGGAGAAGGGCGTCGACGTGAACACGCCCCGGAAGACCCGGACGTGGCGCCCGGGCGACAAGATCGTCTGGGCCACCCTCAGGGGGAAGTTCCTGACGGTGTTCCATCACAAGCGCGTCGACGAGGAGGACCTCATCCCCAGGCGGGTCTCGCAGCACCGCTGCAAGCACTACATCCGCCAGGGCGACATCGAGATCTGGGTGGACTGCCCGGATGAGAAGGTCTCGGTGTCGAATCGCGGGAGGGTCAGGTCCTGGGCCAAGAGGGGTCTGATTCTCAAACCGCGGCGGGGCGGCGGGATCTCGGGTCCGTGGGTCAAGGCCTACGGAAAGACCGTCTACGTCAACGACCTGATCCGCAAGTACATCGTCTCGGTTCCCGGGATGGTGTAGAGGAGGAGAGATGAATAGGAGACTCATCAGGTCGGGGGTGTCGACGAACGCCCCGAAGGAGGTCGTGGAGGAGTTCCTCCGCGAGTACTGCGTCGACCACGAGGCCCTGCCGAAGGCGCCCTCGAACGGCCCGGCGTTCTACTCGGTGACGTACGACGGCCTCGAGATCCAGACCCTCGACGACTACATCCGGATGGTGGGCGAGTACCTGCCGGACGGGAGGCGCGAGGGGGTCGTCTTCGAGACCAGGCCCTGGCAGTACGTCCTCTACCAGCTGCGCGAGGACTAGGGCGTGTACACGTACGCCATGAGCAAGCTCCGTCCGGCCCAGAGGGACGCGGTCGATCGTATGCACGACGGCTGCGTCCTCCTGGGCCGGACCGGGGCCGGGAAGACCATGACGGCGCTCGGTTACTGGCTGAAGGTCCACCCGCAGCAGTACTTGCACGTCGTCACGACGCCCGCCAAGCGGGACGCCATGGAATGGGGGGCGGACATGGCCAAGATGGGCCTGTACCTGCCCCCCGAGAGGGTGATCTCCTGGAACAAGATCAAGGACTTCGAGCGCCTCGAGGGCTGCTTCGTCATCTTCGACGAGCAGCGGGTCTCGGGGTCCGGTAAGTGGGTGAAGTCGTTCCTCAAGATCGCCAAGAGGAACGACTGGGTCCTGCTCTCCGCCACACCGGGGGACGTCTGGATCGACTGGCTCCCCCTGTTCATCGCGAACGGGTTCTACAGGACGAAGACGCAGTTCACGGACCGGCACGTGATATGGGACCCGCACACGCGGTACCCCCGGATCAAGCGCTACATCGAGGAGGACCGTCTCGAGAGGTGCCAGAAGGCGATCTGCGTGCACCTCGCGAGCCCGCTGGACACGACCCGGATCATCCATGACGAGCTGGTGTCGTACGACTCGCAGAGGTACGCCGAGGTGACTAGGACGCGATGGAACCCTTTCTCATCCCGGCCGATGACGGATGCCGGTGACCTCTGCCGGGTCCAGAGGCGCCTCGTGCTGGACAACCCGGCGCGAGAAGAGGCCGTGGAACGCATTCTGAGGGGCCATCCGCGGGCTCTCGTGTTCTACTCGTACAACTACGAGCTCGAGGCTCTGAGACGCGTCTGCGAGCGTCTGGGGCGGTCTCACGGGGAGCGGAACGGGCACCGTCACGACCCCGTCCCCGTCGAGGAGGAGCCCTGGGTGTATCTCGTCCAGTACCAGGCCGCGGACGCCTGGAACTGCATCAGCACCAACATCGCGGTGCTGTACTCGCTGCCCTACTCGTGGAGGCAGCAGGAGCAGGCGATGGGGCGGATCGACCGGATGAACACCCCGTTCGACGAGCTCCACTACTACCGTCTCATGACGGACAGCTCGATCGACAACGCGGTTCTCGCCGTGCTCGATCGCAAAGGGACCTTCAACGAGAGGGTCTACGAGAGATCTATGGAAGGAACAAGATGCAACTCGAACGACTCGAGTTCGAATTCGACACCGGAATCGACCCGCTGACCGGGGAGAAGAGGCCGCCGGTCCGGGCCGTCTCCCGACCGGAAGACCGATTCGACCTGTACTACGTCGCCGAGGACAAGCGGAGACACCACTGCGGTGAGGCCTTGTGCGAGGAGATCGTGCCGGTCCTCGCGAAGAAGGGGAACTACGTCCTCGTCTCCTACGTCGAGAACAGGATCATCATCCTGAACGAGGACGACGAGCCCAGACAACTGCTCCCGTTCCATGACGGGAGCTGGGTCGGGTTCGAGACCCTCAGCGTCTCGGGAGGACGGATCCCGTACCGGCTCATGGACCTCGACCCGAGTCAGGACGTGTACGAGATCCTGCACAGGAGCTGGGCGGTTCGGAACGAGTGGCGGGTCCCGGCGCGGGAGCTCGTCAAGAAGTGCGACAGACTCTGGAGGATCTGAGATGTACATCGCGACCATCGACTACTACGACCACGAGAACGGCCACCGCAAGACGACCGTGGACCCGCGACTCCTGTTCAAGCTCATCAGGAGCGTCAAGGGCGGGACCTGTCGTTGCAAGTGGAAGAACACGATCTGGCGGGCCTTCAAGGGCTCATACCATCTCGTGCCTCGCAACGCGCACCAGTTGAGGTTCCCGGTCGCGTACAATACGCCGCTGGTTCCGACTCGACGAGGTCTCTGGGTGTGCGACAAGAGCGGCAAGGTCCGGAATGACATCGGCATCGGGGACGTGCTCGTGATCTCGGAGGACGACGACATCGAGACCGTCGACAAGAAGGTCGGCGAGGTGCTTCACGCCTGGGGGTATCCCGGCAGGAAGCCGCTCGCCATGTGCGAACACATCGAGGCGATCTGAGATGATCGTCATCAACAAGCGGACCAACCGGTTCCGCGTCAAGCTGGACGTCAACGCGAAGTACGAGGATGCGGCGAAGAGTCTGCGCCGGCTCCAGATTCAGCCGGTCGGTTCGAACATCGCCTCGATCGAGCTGAACAACGGCGTGATCGGTCTGGCCGGAGCGGACGGCGTTCACGTCCCGCTCGTGCACGGCGCAGTCATCGAGATCGACTCCCAGCACGCCAAGGACCTGGAGAACCCATCTGGCGTCCGACTCGGCAAGCAGAGCGACGAGGGGATCCTGTGGGAGCTGATCCCCGGGATCGAGGCGGTGGCCGTCCTACTCGACCTGTCGAAGGGGCGCGACATCGTCGAGTACTCGAAGTGCTTCCCGATCAGAGTCATGCGCGACGGGACCATCCGGAGCGTCGACAGGGACGGGAAGACCAAGGGCGAGATCGCCCTGGGCGTCTACCACGTCAAGAACGCCGACGGCGAATGGAGGACCCTGCCGAAGCACCAGGACCTCAAGGCCCTCACCAGGGAGTACGGCGGAGACGACTATCAGGACGTGTACTGACATGGACAACACCATGAAGATCACGATCCCCTGGAAGCCCGGAATGACTGTCATGCTCAAGGACGGTCGTTACGAACTCGATGAGAGCGTCGTTCGGTTTCTCGCCGAACACGGCGTTGGACTTGAGCGGATCGCGGGCGGCTTCGTGGTCGCCCCGCGTGCTCTCCCATACACCACCAGACCGAAACCCGAGCCCATTCAGAAGGAGCCGTTCAAGCTCTGGAAGGGACTCGGACCCGACACCAACCGGAAGGAACACTGAACCATGAAGAACGTCATCAAGACCATCAAGACCCTCGAGATCGTCTGGCCGAACTACTCGCTCCCTGATTCCATGTGCAGGATCCTCGACAGGCTCGAGGAGGACCTCGTCTCGTACTGGGAGCCGTACTGGGACTACGACAAAGACGAGATCGGCATCCGGTTCGCCTCGGAGGAGGGGACGATCGAGGCTCTCCCCGGGTGCGTCGTCACCATCGAGAACGGGTACGCGGTTCGGATGCGGAAGAGCCTGAAGGACGAGAACACGCCGACCACCAGGATCGACGAGAAGAAGCGGGCCGTGGCGTACATCTATGACCCCGGAGTTCTCAAGGACCTGCGGGCGCTGTCGGAGGGCGGGCACCCGGTCGAACTCCACGAGACGGGGACCTTTGTCCACGACAGGGGCGACGTGGTCCGCGTCTCGGGGGGATGGGTCATCGAGGATGCGGATACCCGGAGGATTCGCGTCGAGCACGGAGCGGTCGACCCCGACGACATTGCCAAGGAGCTCGGCGGGAAGCTGATCTGAGATGCGTGACGTCATGAAGCACCTCGGGTCCATCCACGACGGGGATAGTCTCGAGGATCTGATCGGGCTGTCGACGTGCGGCCACAGCGTCGAGATCCGCGAGGGTCTCGTGTGGCTCGACAACCGGGACGTCACCGGAGCGTGGATCGTCTTCGTCGAGGGCGAACACGACTTCCGCAACCCCGACAAGTGCCGGATGACCGAGCGCCAGGCCGAAGAGCTGGTCTGGAATCTCCACAACAACTGACAAGCGCGACAAGAAAGGAACAACAATGCGCGTCATCACCGAGAGTGTCCGAGGCATCACCATCCACTGGCCGAAGGGCATGCCCCTCGCGTATATGAACAAGGTCCTGGAGTACCTCGCGTACGACCGGTACATCAAGGACTGGACGTACGTCGGGGGGAAGTGGGCCGGCCTCGGGCACTTCGAGTTCAAGAGCCTCGACGGGACGGATTCGGGCAGGATGCTGGAGGGCGACAGGATCTTCGTCTCGAAGAGCCTCGTCAAGGAGCTGGGGATCACCCAGAGGCTGTGGATGGAGGACGGGGCCGTGGAGTACGGTCCTCGTGAGATCGTCCTGGCGAGGGTGTACAACCCGGACGACGTGGACGACCTCCAGTCCCTCGTCGTGTTCGGCCAGAAGGTCGAGATCGAGAAGAACGGCGTCCTCGTGAACGGCCACAGCGTCCACAACAGCCTCGTGGTCGAGTACCTCGGCCGGGAGGGGGAGGACCACGTCCGCTACCTCTGCTGGGTCAACGACGAGGACTACTGGCTGAAGGAGATCGTGGGCGTGGGCGAGAGGCTCCTCCCCGCCGACTGCTTCGGTCACCCCATCGTCTCGAAGGAGCGGGACTGATGGAGTGGTACCACTGGTTCGAGGAGTGCGTGCTCGGAGGGCTCGGTAGCACCGGGTGCCGCCGCTGGGCGCGCCTGGCCGAACTCATGCGGGACGGGAAGGTCAACGCGTTCGTCCTTAGTGTCCTCGAGAAGATGGTCCTGCGGCAGGCGCCCGAGCCCGTCGTGCAGGACTTCGAGGGGGAGATGGTCTGGGGAGTCCGGGACGAGTCCTACGAGACTGAGACCTGGGCGTTCGTGGACTACCTCGGCACGAAGTATCCGAAGACCTGGTTCGTCGCCAGGAGGATGCTGACTGTCACCACCGGAGCCTGACTCCGGGCCATACCCCTTTCACAGGGGGTATGGTTTTCAGGTCACAGAAACCTCAATTTTAACAGGCCTTGTAGTGAGAACAACTAGAAAGGAACTCTCATGAACATCTTCCTGACCAAGTCTGCTCGTGCCGCCATCCGCGACCTCGACGCCCTCACCTCCGCCAAGGAGCGTGCGGAGCTCGAGCTCTCGGTGACGAGCCGGTGGAACCCGGTCCGGAGGCTCGACCTCATGGACACCATTTCCCAACTCAACAAGGAGATCTCTGCGATCACCGCCGCGCTGGCCGCAACCCCGTCTTACGGGTTCTGACCAACAGAAGGCGTGACCCGCAGGGGTCACCTTCTTCAGGCGCTTGATTTTTCACAGGTCTTGTGGTGAGAACACCTACTACGAAAGGAACCACAATGTCCGGTTACGACATCTATGTGATCCTCACCTCGCTGAAGAAGTGATCCTCGACTCCAACTCCTCACAGGGGTTGGAGTTTTTCGGCCTCGGGTGTTCGCTCTGAGCTGAAAAGCGGGCAGCGACCGTTACCAAATCGTTACCAAACGTGGCCCAGTTTGTAACGCAAACCTGGGCCAGAGGTGGGCCAGTGGCCCAGTTTTCTGGGCCATTTCGTAATACGAAAATCGGTCGTGGCCCAGTTTTGGCCCAGTTTGGCCCAGCTTGGCCCAGTTTTGGCCCAGTTTTGCTCAAAAGTGGGCCAGGACTTTTCGTTGGAATGACGCGGAAAAGTCGGGGT